AAGCCCCGCCACCTACAATCGTAACGGTTACATCGCCACCGATTGCAGTTGCGGTTCCGCCCGGACCGGTAATATTAAGAGAAGTAAGACCGGACGTTATTTGGGTTCCGGCATTACTAACCGTAATGTTGGTTCCACTTCCAGACGGTCCCGTTGGACCCGTGGCCCCCTGGCTTCCGGTAGGCCCGGATACCGCGCCGGCATCTACCCACGAAGATCCATTCCATACAAAATAGTTGCTCACGGGTTCACCACAATATAAGTGTCTCCGGTGATATTACCAACTGAAGGCAATTCCGCTGGAGTGTTAACAATACCCTTGACTTCTAAACCACTGCCCGACGGACCCGTAGGCCCGACACCCGCTGGACCCGTAGGCCCAATTACACCCTGATCTAAAACCAGCGTAATCTGATTTGCGCCTGTGACTGTTGTGCTCAATTGGTTACTCCATTTGACCTCACCAAGAACAAGAGAAAAATAATTAAATCTTGCGCTGGTGTTGATCCGCTTGCGGGAATGGCTACGGTTATGTTGCCACTACAACCAACTGGATTAGAAGCATTTATATCTAATTGAGTATCGGTAGAAAGAACACTCCATGCCGATTCGTCGATAACTAAAGTAAACGATCCGCCAGAAAGATTTTGATTAGCAATCGTAAGGCTTACAGGGGAAGGAGGCGGCGAATAATCAGCTATATCAAACGTTAACCCATATCGAGAGTCTCGCACGTTTGAAAGCTGGCGACGGATGATTTGGCTTGTAATGGTCGCGCCCGTGAGATTGCGCGGCGTACCATCGGAATTATTGAGCGTTAGATTCCAGTAAGTCTTTTGGTTGTAGACCAGCTCACCGGCAATGATTTGATTGTCGAACCCGCTAACTTGCGTAAGCGTATTCTTATTGAAGATAGCTATGCTTTTACCCTGCCTTTCCCTAAACTCGGTAATTAACGCGTTCTATGTACTCACAGATCCGCGACGGCTATGGTATCGTTTCCACATTCTACGCCCACGGTAGCGGCGGGTCAATCGCTGGCGTTAGTTTCTCTTGTATGCGCTGCGTAACTAACGCTTCCGTTCCTGCTTGGCTTACTTTCTTAAAAACCCATTCTAAAACTTGAGCTTCTGTAAGCTGATCGTAAGGCGTGAAATTGTCGCCTGGAGGCTCAACTAAAGTTACACCGGCAAACGTCTCGGTAATGCCTTGTTGAGTATCTGTCACTGACCAACCGACAGAAATAACAACATCCGTTAAGCCTTCGTAGGTTGTGACTTCTAATTTAGTAACTGACCAGATCATTTTGCCTCCAAAGCGGCAATTCTTGCCTCTAAAGCCTCAACTCTGTTAATAAGTTCCCAAATGGCTATGTCTTTCAACATTTGAAACTTTGTGTTGTCAAAAGTAAGAACTCGATCTTCTGTTCCTGGAACTTTCTGATATTCGCCGTTTGGAAGTAGCGGTGACTCAATTAAAGCCGAAGGCAAGCCTTGCCCAACTTGCTGCGCCGTGTAACCCCAAACTGGATTTGATTCCTCGTGCTTCCATTTCCAGATGACCGGTTTACCGATAGCCTTTATAGCTTCTAGCGCATTAGGAACGGGAATCTCGCCCAATACATCTTTCATCCGAGCGTCAGACGTAAAGGTTGACCAAGTAGCCGTTGACCCTCTTTGGTTGATATACACGCCGGCATAGGTACTGCCCGAAAGCGTGTAAAAAACCATGTTCCCCGTTGTAAGGTTTGTATTTTCTGACCCAATATGGGTTTGTAGTGTTGCTGTCGATCCAGTTCCAGCAAACCCGACTACGCTGGTAGATCCGTTCTTAAAACCTGCAACGTACGCTTCCGAAACCAAACCGCTTGTGATTTTGTTACCAGAAAGATTTGGTATATCACTTGCCGTCAAAGCCGCAAATGTCGCATTACCAGTTAAAAATTGAGAGGCTGTTCCATTGAAAGCCGGGAACGTGTAAGACCCGTATCGGATAGTTCCGCTTCTGACGTTGAGTGCGTATCCGGCGGAGTCAGCTATAGAGACTTCAGTGCCGCCAGATGTGTTGTACCCACGAACCGCAGCGGAATAAGACCCATCTTGATAACCTAAAAAACCACTGACAACACCGGAGCCGTAATCACGCGTTCCGCTTGCACCAGACCTTATATTTGTCGATCCCGTTCCAACCCATGCGCCAAGAGTGCCTTCAATAGAAGCATCAATTGTCTGTGCTTTGAATCCGAGAGCGCTATTTGACACACCAGTTACGTTTGGAATCTCAGAAACTGCCGCGATAGCCGTTGTGCCTGTAAGTGTTGGTGTAAGCCTTAAAACAGAATCAAGCGTTGACCCCACGCCTCCAAAATAACCGAGCAAGACATTGCTTGAGTCATAGACCGCTACTTTGTTAAGAGAGGTTTTATTGATCTCTATTCGCTGAGCCCCGCTTACGCCCGTGACTAGCTCGCCGCGGAGATATGCTGCGTTGGCGTAGAGGTTGCCCGATGGCTGATCCAAATACCAACCAAGCGTTCCAAAGTTTGATGTTGTCGGCGGAGTCGGGCCGTTGTAGTTATCAGACCTAATGCTTTGAAAGATCGACGCGGCAATTGGGCCTGTCCATGCTGTCGAGTTACCAGGAACACCATCGACCGTTACCGCGTTGGCGTTATATCTTCCTTGGATGTACCAAAGCACCTGACCGATAGAAACCGCTGGGACGGTAGAAGACCATCCACTAGGAACCGCAGAACCAGATGTCGGCGTCGTAAAAGTTGGAGCAGCAGACGATTGTGATTGAACTAGATAAGCGGTAAGAGCGGCAATCCCAACCAATCCAGCATTACCTGTTGGGCCTGTCACAGAAGCCCCCGTTGGTCCGGTAGCCCCAGCCGGGCCTGTGGGTCCAGTAGCAGCAGTAGGAGACCATACTAAAGCCGCGCTTGTAGCCGAAAGCGAGCTCTTTGCAGAATCATTTTCTACGGAGAAAGCAAAGTACCAAGTACCCGCTGCCAAACTGATGTTGTCAAACTTAAAAGATGTGCTATTTCCAAATGCAGCACCATTGGAAAGAATTGAAGTCCCCCACGTATTCCAATCCGTCGCGGAAGGCGTGGCAAATGATGTATAGAACAGTGTTATTTTTGTAACTCTACCAACCGCTGGCATCGTGCAAGTGGCCGAAAAAGTAGGTGGCGCTGCGCTTGGGGCTAGATCCCCAATAACAGGAGCGTTAAGGCTTGAGAAGTAATTAGGAGAAGGAAGCGAAGAGTTAGGGGCGGCAGTAAAAGCGGTAATGGTTGCATCGTCATAAACGACAGCGTTGTATTCAGAAAGCTCAAGCGTCGCGCCAAGGTTGCCATCGTCAACTGTCGCTTCCGAGACTTTCATAACGCGGAACAGTTTGTTCGTCCATCCGTAGTCTGCGTTAGTAATGTCAACCACATCACCCGCGTCTACCTGAATGCCAGGATAAGTAGAAGTAATCGTAACGATCAGATCTTCTCGCGCTTGCTCTAGCCTCCTATTTCCTAAGTATTGAGCTTGAACAGAGTCGTTTGTAAACTCTAGCGTTGTGGTCTGCCTGTTAGCGGGTTCGTTTGGATACAAAAGCCCTGCCGGCGTTTCCATGTAAACAAGATCGGGTTGATCTCGGTTTAGCTTGGATGGAAACTCAATCTGAATCTGGTTGATCTGCTGGTTGATGTCAATAGCAGAGACTCTAATTTCACCGATAAGATTTGTATCGTTGAATGAGAACGAAGACGTTTCTGCTTTATTGATGACAATTGACCAAAGCCCTGATGCCGCGTTGTATGCCATCCAAGAGTCACAGCATTCCAGCATCTTCTCGACGTTATCAAGAACGGATTTACCAGTATCAACCACCCCGTTAATTCTGTATCGAGCTTGCGTTGCAGACCCTCCGCCGGCTGGCGTGTAGGTGATGGTCTGATCGGAATAAGTATTAAGAGCGGTCGCGCTTGTTGAGTCAACCAATCCCGTCATGCCAGCGCCATAGCGCGTATCGGTCATGTAGTCATACCAAACATCCCCAGGCTTTGCTACCGTTCCGCCCTTGGGGTAATGCTTGCAGTAAAACGTAATCGGCTGAAGTCCTGTCGTTCCCGCGTCAGCGTTGTAAACCAACTTGACAATCGCAAACGCCAAACCATTCATTTGCCGACCAGATGCCGGCCAGCGCAAAGCAGCAGGAATATCTGCGTTGCCCATTGTCACGTTGGGAGCGGTTCCGTTGATTGAGGTTATAACGCCAGCATTTGTAGACGTATAAAGACTGATGTATAGATTGCCATTTATCTTTGTATCTACATTCCCGTCACCATCCGTAAGCGATATAACTTTTGTTTGATCTGTCGCGTCAAAATTAATCAAACGGTCGCCATAGTAAAACTTTGTACGATCATATGAGAATGTCGCAGAAGCATCTGACGAAATAGAAGAGATCGCCATGACGTAATACATCGTTTTTTGATCGGTAGACAGAACCGCATCGACAAATGTTCCGCCTAACCATGCGTCGCCATAAACCACGGGAATTGAATTGTTGCTAGCTGGCGGAACCTGTTGTCTAGCGCCCGTGTCTTGAGACTGCGGCGGCTTAGATCCGAATGCCCGAGTAACAACAAACGAAACCGCAAAGTTAATTGCAAACGTTGCGGCAGCTAACGGCAAACCGGTTAGCGTTACGCCTATAGCCTGAAGAATGATTGATGCTGGCATGATCTACTCTCGAAAGAACGTCGCTTGCATGGGCTTAAACTTGTATCTTGTGTAGTCAATATTTGGCGAATTAGGCATTAGGCTTGTACAAACAATCTGAACCCGTTTCTGGTCTAGCATGTCTTGCGCGAGCTTGTTAAATCTCAACCACAACTTACCGCCAACAGATGTATCTCTAAATTCTGGTACAACCCACCACGCTACCTCGTGAAGCTCTTTAACTGAATTGTTCCAAAAGTTTCTTGTTACATAAGCTGCCAAGAACCCGCGAAACTGATCGTCGATAAGAACAAAACCTCGGCCTTTTATCATCTCAAAGAAGAGCGCTTTTACATGCCCTTCATTCTGGTTTTGCTTTAGTGTCTCTATGCCTGCTTCGTCTGCGTATGCCTTCATCATCTCAATCAAATGAGGCATGTCGTATTTTGTGGCGTATCTCATCCCGCTTGGCTTATATCGTTGATGTCTGCTTGCGCTGGTTGAACGGTTCCCGGATCTGACTGCGAGCCCGATTTAGGCGGCGCTCCAAAGTCAAAGTACTGCCCAGAGATTGCGGCTACGCGACTCATGCTTGTGTCTGATGCGTAGCGTTGCTGCCATGTCGAAAGATTGGTTTTGATGCCGGCTATTCTGTTTTCCAAAATAGATCTGAATGATGTACAAGAGATCGAAGCGGTAGCGGTACGGCTTCGGATGTTGTCGTTCCAATCTTCGGTGATTGAAATGTTGGAAACGATACCCTGATAGCGCTTGAAGAACTGTGTGGATGGGCTTGTAATGATTTGATAGTTCGAGTCAAAGAATCCGCGCCAAACTTCAACCGTTGAGCCTTTGATGTTAGAACCCAATACTAAAAAAACATTTGTTGGGTCTATACCAATCAATCCAATAATCATGTCAATCGAAGTCGCTTTAATTTCTCGATTAACTGCGCCAACAGAAAGAAGGCTACCTAATCCCGTGAATGAAATGCCATCCGCAACCACTGGGGCTGCGGCATTGCAAAATGTATAGGTTGCCGCAGAGGTTGTAAGTCTGACAAATTCGCCGTGGGTAATGCTTGCGCTGTTAAGCGCTGCCATAGGGGTGCTCATTGCACATTCTCCCTAAAGACAAAATCAGCATCCCAATCGACAAACGCTCCGTTTGTCATGGGTCTTAAAGTGTACGTCGGACACACCTCAGCAACTACTGAAAACGTGCAAGCAGATCCGACCGCAGTAAGCGTTCCAACTGTTGGCGTTCCAATAATTGGTCGATGAAGCGTTGCATTTACTGTCGAGCCTGAACCCCTTAAAACTTGAGTCGTGATTTTGTAGGGGTAACTTCCAAGCTGGATGAAGTCGCCAGCTCTGAACACGATTGTGGTGCTACTTACTGCCGGAAGATTGCCTACAGCAATTTGCGTGGCGTTTCCAGCCGGTAATGAAGCAAGCGTAAGCGCTGCCGCCTGAGCCCCGCTAAGTTCACCGTGATAAGCGGTAAACCATTGAAGGTTTGTTGAGCTAAACGTAATGGTTGCCGCTGTCTGCCGGTCGAGGTTGTCAATGGTCTGAATTACATCTCGGACCTGGGGATAGTAAAGAAACGAATGAGGTTTAACTGTAAACACCCACGGTACTGATGTAACGTAAAGCGCCGTTCTTACTTGCCCTGATCTTGAGTATTGCTGGCCGACCATCCGCCGGTTGTTAACCGTGATCGTTTGGCTGATGTCTAGAATGGTTTGGAAGCTCATACTCTGCCTCGCGGTGAAAGCGATTTCTGAGCGTAGGAGTTAGCCGCCCAGACCGCTCGATTGCTGCCCATGATTCTTTCCTCGAAAGACTTAACGTCGATTGCTTGTATGTTGTAGTTATTGATTGTCGATGTTCCGCTCATTGCGTAAGACGGAACAACCTGACCGGCCATACTTGGAACAAATAGCTCCGGCCCTCTTTCGCCCACAAGATACGGAGCGCCAGAGTTAACTGGACCGCCGCCGGCTCGCTTGCCAAAGAGACCGCCAAGAACGGGAACGGTAGACATGAAGTTCTCAAACAATGAGGGAGCGCCCTTCATGTCTGACTTAAAAATAAGATCCAAAAATTTGTCTAGCGAGCGAGAGGCTAGCTTTTGCAGCAAGGAGGAAAGAGCAGACTTAAATGCTTGCGCGGCAGATTTGCCAGACATAAAAGCCTCGACAATTGTTGAGCCAACAGATTTGAACCCGTCTCTAATATCTTCCAAAAGCTCTAGCTGTTCCTCGCTCGCTTTTTTCGTCAAATCCATCGCTTCTAGTTCTTTGTTTGCAGTGACCTCTGCTTGCTGGCTAAGATCAAGCATCACTTGCATACGCTCTCTTTCGATCTCAACTTCGCGCTCGTAATCTTTGACAATCTGATCCTGGCGCATCTTGCGTAGATCTTCCATCGCGGCCAGCTCTTGATTGGCTTCTTTTGTCAGTCTCTGCATCTCTTCTTGCTGCTCGGCTTCCTCGCGCCGCAGACGGATAATTTCTTCCATCTTTGCAAGACCAGCAGGGCCACCTTGCTTTGCAGCTTCAAACCGTAACGCCGCTTCTTCGCCTTGTTTCAGCTTAAGAATCTGCGCGTCTAAGCCTTCAAGATACGTCTTAAGCGCTTTCGCAGCAGACTCCGAGCCCGAGTCTTTTACAGCCTTTACTCTTGTTCCAGACTGTCTGCCACCCTGCGTAACGCCAACCACTGGAGCAGGAACCGCGGGTTCCTCTTCGCCAAAGCCGAGAAACTTTTTAATGCCCGTGTACGCGTCACGCGCTTTACCCATCAACGTTAGAAAGCCGATCTTTGCTTTCTCGGTCATCTGGTCGATAGCGTCGCCTATCTCACCGATAGCCAATACGCCTTTCTTTGCTTCGCCAGAAAACTTATCGGTGTTTCTTGAAAGCTGGTCAATCTTGGAAATATCAAGATTGCCAAATTGTTTTCCAAAAAGTTGAACTTGCAATCGAGCCCGTTCCGCGCCGGCGCTCATACCGGAAAGAACCGACGTTAGGTCTCGGAAAATGTCGATCTCGGGTCTTAGCAAACCACCAGCGTCGGCAATACTTACGCCCAATTCTTTGAACAGATCGGCCTGTTCCTTTTGACCATCAGCGGCAGCTCCAAGCGTTACTGAGAAGCGATCCCACATCTGAGCGGCGTTATCGGCTTCTTTCCCCGATTGCACCATCGCGCTTTGCAGGGCCAAGACTTCCTCAATCGCCAGACCCGAGCCTTCAGCGAAGTCGTTAACTGCATCTGCGGCTTTGAAAAATGAAGTAGCAAACGCTCCAGCGGCAGCGGCAGCTAGTAACATCGGGCTTCGTAAAGCGCCCATCGCAGTGCCAAGCAAATTGACACTGACTTGCATTTCGCGGGTTTTGGCTTTGGCCCTGTCGATCTCTTGAACGAACTTTGCGCTCTCAAGACCTAGCGCGACTTGCAGGGCTGCGATTAGCTTACCGGCCATTGTTTCCCCCTAAGATGTCTAAAAACTCTGACTTGAACCCCGGCAGACTTGTAAACGCCAGGAAGTCTCGCTCTTGTCTTGTCATGTAGTTTGGAGGGATGAAATACTCCTCCAGATGCGGGAAAAACTCACGGCTCTTGATCGGGTTTTTAGACAGCGCGTTATAAACAATCGCCATTAAATGCGAGATCAACATTAAGTTTTGTCTCGCGCCAATCATGCCATCGCGGTACATCAATTCTAACTCTCGCGTGGTCACTACATCAAGGCTTTCT